TGGCTGAAAGGGAAATATCAGAAGCATTACCAAGGGTTATCGGATTATTTGATAGTTTGTTCAGGTAAATGGTCAGTTTAGAAAGCGGAAAATACCGGTCAAGTGCATGGGGTGCCGATAGCACCCGAATTCTGTCACCTAACCGAAACGCTTCAATCTCTTCATCCGTACAATGCAGGTCAACCGCCTTTGCCTCAATAGTCATATTCTCAAACTGATAATCAGAAAGATACTTCTGCCCTTTGCTTTTCAGCATTTCAGCGGTTGTCACATCATCCCATGTAACTGTTTTGAAAATCCAGCCATAAGCATCTACTGCTTCCTGACTAAACAAGTAATCAGCCCCATTATTCACGCTTTCAATCGTCAATCGCTGTTCAAGGGCCGCAATAGGGCTATCTTCCAACTTAGCCCCCAATGGGATGATTGCGGTTGCTATATCAGTAACATCAAGATTTCTTGTAAAGTCAAGCAGGTTTTCACCAAATTCAATCGCTTGTGGGTTCAGGCTACCATAATCATCAATAGTTAGATAATCCAAATACCTGTGACCATTTTCATTTCTCACCCTGATATAACCGCCCAAATCGTCAATCAAATCTTCTTTGATTTCCTTCATTGTGCTGTTGTAGTTGGTATAGCGATAAAGTGAATCATTGCTATCCTTAACCGTTACAATGCCAACTTCAAACTGCTTATCTTCCTTCACCTGTTCATTGTGATAGGCAATCAGTGTTTCCAAGTAGCCCCTAACTGTCATATCATGATATTCAGCAGGCCTTTGGATACTGTCATTCAGAAATGCAAGCTGACCTTCACATTCAAGATATTTCCGATTATAGAAATCGGTTTTTTGAACAATAGGTCTGCCATTGAACAATTCATAACCATCTTGAAACACCTGAATACACGACTTCATTTTTACAGGCAAATCATATTGTGGGTGATTTGGGGACATCTTGAAGGTAAAAGAACCCGCACTGTTCAGCTCTAAAACAAGTTTAGGGTCAATCAATACAAGGTCTTCGTCTCTTGGGTCAAATATAGGGAGCCCATCACAAAGCACTCTATACATTTACAATGAACCCCCTTTGTAGCTTATTTTTACAGTTCCTTCCCCTGAAAATGTTACATAATTATTCCCCTCCTGTAATCGTATATCGTAAACTGTTGTTGTACCTGCTGCCAAACTGTAGGTTGTACCATTATAGGTGACTTTCATTGCAGCAGAGCAAGTGAAGGTGGGAGAAACCACTTTTGCCCGGTTAATAAGATTTTCGGTTGCAGTACCGTTTACTGTAACTTCGTTCACATGGATAATACCGTTAACAAAACTAAAGGTGTCCCATAACCAAGGCACACCTGCACCATTTACTTCAATTTTGTACGGTTCAACGTCACACTCAATTACAAGCGTGCCAAGTGTTTTGTTCGACTTGTACTGATTGACTTTGCACCGTCCATAATAATAATAGGCTTTATCAGCGTCCAAAATTACCTGCATTTTTTTACCATGCAGGTAATTTGAAATCTTAGATAACACAGATGTCCAGTAAATATTGGCTTGCAAAAGCGTGAAGGTAAAGGTCAGATTCCTATTATTGAAAGTAACCGTATCGCCAAGGGCTTCTGTCAAGTCAATATCACCGTTCCTGCCTATCACGCTGACCGTTTCCGTTTGCGGCTCAGGAAGTCCAATCTCTTTGGAAGATAGGATTAGCCCAAAATCATCATAACTATGTTTTGTGCCAAACGTCACACCCACCATTGAAATCATCTTCCTTTCCTGATTGCTAATCTTCCAAGTTCTGCATCCATAGCTGGGGCAAGCTCCCCAACTAATACGCCGCTGTCAAGCACCAATTCCCTCCCCATGCCACTAAGGATAGCTGGGAGATATTCAGTCAAGATTGAGATAAGCATTTCAATTTTTTCAGTCAGTTCCTTGTTTTCTTCTTCCACTGCTGCAACAATCATCTGCATCAGGTTTGAGGTTCCCACGACTGTTTCACTGCCGGCTTCACCGCCAGCCATGAATTGATTTGTCTTTGTGTTGTACCCGAAGATGGTAGGTTGATTCATAATCATGCCATCTTCCATTGCTTTCTTGTACCAATCGATACTGAAATGCGGCACAGAAGGTGGACTAATGCTGAAAGAGCCGTCTATTGAAATATGCGGCATTTTCAATTTTGGCAGCGACCAACTGAAATTGAAGAAATCCTTTATCTTGTTAATTGCGTTACTTACTATGGTCTTTGCACCTTCAAAGATACTGCTGAACTTTGATTTGATACTTTCAAGTATGCTGCTTACAGTAGATTTTGCACTGTTCAGCCCACTTGAAATAGTGCTTTTCACACCATTAACCACATTACTTACCGTTGTTTTAACACTATTCCAAACATTGCTGAAAGTGGTCTTGATACTGTTCAAAATATTCGTTACAGTGGTTTTAACTGCATTGAACACATTGGAAATAGTTGTCTTAATCGCATTGACCACATTGGTTACCGCTGTTTTGATTGCTTCCCAAACAGCAATAACACCATTTCTGAAATCTTCATTGGTGTTCCAAAGAACAATGATAGCAGCAACCAACCCGGCAATAAGGGTAACTATTAAAACAATAGGATTTGCGTTCAAAGCTGCATTGAATAACCATTGTGCAACTGTAGCACCTTCATTTGCTGCCTGATATGCCTGAAATGCAGTAGTTACCGCTGAAACAAGGTTTGAAATTCCCATTGCAACCTTGAATGTAACAAGGGCTGCTGTTACTCCGGCTATTACCGGGGCAATCTTATCAAAATTTTCTACCAATGTGGTTAATGCAGGAATGACGGTATTTGTTACAAATTGGCTTGCACTTCTTAACGGATTTTCCAAACCGTCAAAAATTTTCAGCTTCAATTCTTCAAATGCACTGTTCATATTGGCAAGGTCACCACTTAGATTATCATTCATGGTGTCTGCCATATCAGAAGCAGTTCCGTCAGCACTTCTTAGTGCATCCTCATAACCTGATATTTTATCCATACCTTCATTCAAAATCAGGTTCAAGCCTTTTGTGCTATCCGCTGTGAAGGTAGAAGAAAGGGCTGCTGCTCTTTCAGCATCCCCCATTCCGTCTGTTGCTGCGTCAACATCCGTCAGTATATCGGTCAAATCCCGGAAGTTACCGTTTGCATCCATTACAGAAACAGTGGTATCACCAATTTGGATTGCACCATCATCCATAGCATTAGTAATATCACGCATGATTGCAGCTAAAGCAGTTCCGGCTTCACTTCCCTTGTAACCCTGATTAGCCATTGCTTCAAGTAAAGACGTGGTTGTTTCTACATCCTGCCCGGCTGCATTTAGGTTTGCTGCACAATTTCGGTATGCTTCCCCAAGTTGTGCTGCTGTAGTATTGCTGTTGGATTGTGCATAAGCAAGCATATCAGCAAAATAGGCTGATTTATCAGCTTCCATTCCGAAAGCTGAAAGGTAGTCAGTTACCATGTCGGACGCTTCGCCTAGCCCCATACCGGAAGCAGCTGCGAGGTCAAGAACACCCCCAAGTGCAGAAGTGGATTGTTCTGCACTCCATCCGGCAAGGCTCATATATTTTAAGGCTTCTGCTGCATCAGTAGCACTGAATACAGTGGTTGAACCAAATTCCCTTGCGGTTTTTTCCAACTGTGCCATTTCTTCATCACTTGCCCCAGAAATGGCTTGAACCTCTGACATCATGGAAGTAAAATCTTCACCCAAATCAACAACGCTTTTTGCAAGGTCAGTACATCTGGTTATCAGGGATTGAATAACATCGGATGCTAAATTTGCAAGGGTTGCTTTCCAAGTAGAAAAATTACCGTCAGCACCTTTGGCGGAATCTCCGGCACCACCAATAGACTCTCCAGCTTCATCCGCCGCTTCGTCCACGTCTTCCAAGCCATCCGCCACTTCATCTGCCGCATCGCTAACTTTTTCGATGTTTTTGATTGCATCTGAATAATCAACTGATATTTTTCCCACAAGGGAAAACAAATCAATAGCCAAAGATTAGCCACCCCCTTTCATTGGTGGTACAAAACCACTCAAAATTTTATTTGCACCGTCCAACTGCATCTTCATCTGCTGTTCATTCAATCCCAGTTCAGACTTCTTTGAAGCAACCGCTTTAGGGGCTTTGGATTTTTTCAAAAATTCATTGAATGTTTGCTGTTCTGTAAACGGATTTGCAACAGAAGCTAAATACAGCGACCAACGCTTATCCTCATCGTGTTGATTCAGAATCGTGCGAACCGCTGTATCTAAGTTTCTGTGCTTAATTGACCTATTCAAAAATGGGTATGGGTTACCGTATCTTTGATTTATCAGTTCTTCAAATCTGACTGTTCCATACCCACATATTCGGCAACTTCCTTGAAAAAATCCGTCAAATCCTCTTTCTTAAAGAAATCACGAATAATCTTTGCGAACTGACCAATCTTGAACTTTTTCACTTCGCCCAAGGTTACCGCTGTTCCGTTATCCCAAACCATGCACTTAGCAAAGAAAGAACAGATTTCATCCTTTGCCTTTGGCAGGTTTTTGATAATGATACCTGTGATTTTCATTGCAACGGCAACGCCTACATTCTTAGTATCCTTGCCAGATTTCTGCAATGCAGCAATTTCCTTCTGGTCAAATGCTGCAATCACTGATTCTGCACCAACCGCATCAAGCACCGTACAAAAATCAAAAAGGTTATCCACCGTCAAATCTACAAATTTAATTTCAGCCATAATTATTCATCCTCACTTTCCTTGATTCTTACTTCTGCATGTAGCCCTTTCAGGAACAGCCGGAAGCGGCTGTTCCTTTACCTTCATGATTTACATCACTTTCTTATGTCGCACTGGGATAATAAAGTTCAATATCCAATTTGTTCAGCGTATCATTTTCAAGGTCTGCAGTACACTCAAACTTCACACTGAAAGTCGTCTGTGTTGCGTTCTTGGTTTCCAGTTCAAACGCTTCTGTACAAAGGGCATTAGGAAGAATGATGATGATATTCTTGCCGTTGGAAAGCGTTCCAACATAAGCAATGTTATCAAGGTAATCATCTTCTTCTGCGATATTTTCCTTGGATACATATTTTACATAGTTGTTATCATCAGAAGTATCCTTGACCAAATGAAGGGCGGTAACAAGAATATCCTCTGTCATTTCTGTCATCTGCCCTTCGATGGAAGCAGATTCACCAACCTTCTGTTTGGATACACCCTTGACAAGAACGGTTGCACCGTCCACCTCCACGTCAAGCCATTGCGCTTCCCAATTAAACTTAATGCCACCTGAAGTTGCACCCAGAACGGTGCCCGTCCAATCCTTGCTAGCTTTGTCATACTTCAAATTCTTGTAAATCACACCCGCACCAAGAATAAGCTTCTTGATGGTTTCCTTTGTGATTCCGTGCTGCTTAAGAGCCATTGTTTTATTCCCCTTTCCATTCATAGGTATACAATGTAATGCTGATTCTAAACAAATCTGCTTCACCTGATGGGACTGTCATTGAACCACCATAGCGAACATAAAAGGCTGTATCATCCTGAACCATCTGCAAATTTGAAAAGATTTTCTTTACCTTATCATTGATTTCTACCAATGACAGTTTTGAACCCCTTGACCAACCATCTAAAGTGAATGCTCCAATGGTACAGTTATCTTCAAACCTGTAATCAGTTTCAACAAACGAGCCAACAAAATAGGGGTAGGATACCGTTGATGTCCATTCCCCAAACTCATAAGGAATATCAGCTTCTATCAGTTTGTCACCAATGAAGCCTAACATATCAACCATTTACCTAACCCTCCTTACAATCTTGATTTTAAAATTTCTTCCAAACGCTTTTTCAATTTCTCACGCAAAAAATTGAAAGCGTTATACATGGGTCTATTAGGCGTTTTTCCCTTAGTTCTGTAAAATTTACCGTTCCTTTGGGATTTATAGACCCACCCGCCCCTTCTGCCATCACCGCCCAAGGCATACTCACCAGTTCCAAACTCTTCCCAAATAGCATTTTCAAGGTTACTGCCGACATAAACAGTTCCCTTGTCGCTTTCTTCCTCAACTTTGTACTGATAAGAACCTTTGGTTTGCCCTGTATCAACACGGCTATTTCTCTGCGTTTGGGCTTGAAGTTCGCCTCCTGCTTCATAAAGAAAAGCAGATACGCCGTTCGAAATTGCTTCAATTACAACCATGCGGTTATCTTCAAATTCAACTGCCATTCTGACCACCCACAAACCTTAGATAGATTTCAAGGTGTTCATTTATGTTCATTGGATTATCAATCAACAGGATTTCATACACCAAACCATTTATAACCATTCTTGCATTTTCACTTGTCACATCAACAACGGTTTCCTGTTCATCTTCATCCGCTTTGATTATGCCAGTTAGAAGGCTGAAAGGGTTCCAAACCCATTTTGTTGACAGGTTTTTCAAGTTGGTAAAGTCACACAAGAAAATATGTGTGCTTTCCTGTACCTTCGCATTGAAATTTGTATGCTTTGAATCACCTGTTGACAAATCCAGCCATCCAAGGATTGAAGTGCAATCTAACCATGTGTGAACACGTTCATTTATTGCGTTCCGCTCGCCGGCATCTTTGACTTGTAATAATGCGTACAGATTACCGCCAATACCCATATAATCAAAACCTCGGTTTTATGTAAGGCTTTAAGAAACCAAGTAGGGCAACAGGATAGCCCATAACTTGATTTCCAGCATCTTGGTCATAGTAAGTTACACTATGCCGTGATAAAGTTTCAGACTTGATACCTACTTTCTGTCTGTTCTTTACTTCCCAAATCATCAGTTCAAACACACCGTTTTTTACATCTTCCGGGTATTCAACTTTGGTGATAAGGTTCAAAGGCACTTCAAAAAGTTCAGTATCAAGCCTGATAAAAGTATCAGTAATTTCGGTTATCGTATACAGCCCATCATTCGCCATTGATTGGGAAATCTGTACTGTATCCCCCACTTTCAGGAATGGGGATGTTCCAAACACCCTATCAGCAAGTGACCTTGCCTGAAACCTGACATAGCGATTCTGAAAGTTATTGTTGGTGTATGACCTGATAAGTTGTTCAACAGCGTTCAATTTTTTCTGCAACGCCTTTTCCGATTTCCCAGAAAAATCAGGTATTGCAATCAAATCTTCGACCGAAATAATCATCAGGAGCACAGCCTTTCAAAGGTTAGGCAGTAGCAACAGAATTGAACTGTGCAATAACCACCTTTGCGGCATTGGTCAAGGCGACACCGTAATACTTAGTAGCGGTAACATCGTGACGCTGCTTTTTAGGAAACCACTCATGGTCAACCTGTGTATTCTTCTTCAAGAAAATAGTCAGTGCAGGAAGTTCAGCTTCTGTATACTCGGTTTCGGAAGAATCAGGTTCAGTTTTAATGATAGGATTCTGATAAACCCCGCCTTCAAGCTTTACCTTCTTAGACTTCTTAATCCAGCATCCAGCAATCTTGCCAATAGAACCACGAACTGCAACACCTGCTTCAAACTTATCGGCAGACACAAACATTTCGTCCTTCAAAAGGGTTGCTTCCTGGTTCGGATGAATGAATATGACCTTATCAATCCCGTCTTCTTCATCTTCAAACTTCGCAACGGCATCCACAATTCCGGCATAGCCAATCATTGTACCCGGTGCATATACATTCTTGCAGGTGTATGCGGCATCCATTACATCATTATCAACCTTGCCAACAATGGACTTTGCAAGCTGTAATTCAGCCTGACCGATGGGGTTGCCAAGTCCGCTGTTGATTGCCGTCTGCAAAATACCAACGGATTTACCTGCACACTTGACCGTGAACGTGGTGCTGGAAGCAGTCAGTTTTGTAACATCCATTTCAGCATCAGTTTCAGCAGCCTTCTCAACATCAAAATCTTCTGCATCACCAATATAGTTCCAGCTCGGAACAGTCTTTGTATCACCTGGAACGCCCTCAAGGGTGGTGTCCACCTTTGCATAAGGGGTAATCTTACAAAGAGCATCAATCTTCGCTTCAATCATGTCCCCCATAACTTCAGGGTTGATAATATCTTTCAAATTCGTAATTGCCATGATTTTCCACCACTTTAGCCTTTCATAATTTCTTTATAACCTTCAGGATTTTCATTGTAAAACTTCATTCTTTCGGCATAAGGCTTCCTCAGGAGCTCAGCCTTGGTCATTCCCTGTTGCCGTTGCTGACCGTCTTTTTCAATAGGTCTGAAACCTTCATAACCGCCCATCCCCTTAGTCGTAAACTGACTGGGAAGCTGTGTTTTCAGAGCTGCAACCTTGTCAGCCCAACCTTTGATGTTGCCCTGTTCATCCAGCTCAAGCTTTTCACCCTTTTCTTTCAGTTTGAAGGTCAGGTAATCAACATCTGTTGCATTTTCGGAAAGCAGCCCGACTTTGATTGCACTGTCAATCTTAGTCTGCTGCAACGCTGCTTCCAACCTCTGAACCTCTGTCTGATAAGCGGTGACCTGACCCTGTAAGGTTTCATCGCCCTTTGCCGCCCTCTGCAGCTGTGCAATCAGGTTATTAGCTTCTGTCAGCTTGCTTGCGTTGGTCTGATTTTCTGCACCCAAAGCCGTATACTTTGCTTTAGAAACATACTCACCGGAGCCAAGGTCAGCAATCTTCACTTGCGCATCTTTGTTTTCCGGCTTTCCGTTGTGGGCATTCACCGCCTGTTCAACCTGTGCAAACAGTTCATCACCCAAAATCGCTTTCAAAAATTCCACAATCTTCACTCTTTTCTTGTCAATGTTTTTACATGCGGTGTCGCCGCTGACAATGCACCTTTTATATCCCTTGTGCCGGGGGAATCAGCAGCAGTTTATATGTCATAAGCTTTTTTCGGACAATACAAAAACAGCACCCTTGTTCAGAGTGCTGTTTTTTTACTATTTGACCCATAGTTAGGAGATAAAAGCAGATCACCATATTCTTTCGCTATTTACGGTCTACAAGTTTCTCAATAAGTTCTTTTAAACCATAAACATTTCCTTCTACTTTTACCGAAATATTAGGAAGTGTTACATTCTTTTGTTTTGCGACTTCCTGCGGATTGACAATTTCAACCCAGTTCCACATGCCATTATCTTTCCTTTGAGAGTAAAACACCATGTGCATTTCTTCATCTGGAACATCAAATTCTCCAACAACCGAGTTATCTGTGCGAGCTTCAAAGAAAAGGACTACGCTGTCAATATCAGAATCCATGTATTTTTCCCACACTACATTTTTTAATTCTTTTTCCATAACAGCTCCCCTTCCCTAACTTTATCAAGATATCTCTTGCTTGGTTCGTATGCTGTAATTATACCATTTCTTTCTATTACAATCAATGTATTATCTTCAGCATCTTCAATAAAACAGTTAGCCTTATTTCCAAACTTATCTTTACTCATGCGTATCTCTCGTGGACTCGTGAGCGAATTAACCATTCTATCTATATTGTCTTCTGACATCATATATTCATGTCTGTCAACGATATGATAAAATCTATCTTTCGTATCATATACTTTCCCTATCGGTGTTGTGATTCCACCATCAAAACAAGTTTTAAAGTATTGGTAACTCTTACCAAACACTTCTTTGTCTATTGTGCCATTGCTTATCTTTTCCAACACACTCTGCTTATTATCTTTTGCAAAAAATTGCAAATCTAATTTCACAGCTTTTTCTAAATCTTTTTTGTTCGCAACTTCAGGAAGTTTCAAGTATTTATCTTTAAATTCTTGAAAATTACCGCTTTTGTCTAAACCAAAATAGGCAGCCCTTCCTTCCAAGGTATGAAGCTCATCTTCATCTAAAGCCCATTTTGCCCTTTGCAGCATACAGCACCGACAATGAATATCTTCTTCAGGAATGCCAAAAGCACCGGGGAATTTTGCCTTGTGACCGTTTACTTCAAACTGTTCATCAAGTTCCCGAATCTGACCGTCAAGAAGGCGGTGGGTTTCTCTGGTTCGGTTGTCAAGGGTGGAATCCCATTGCTTCACAATGTCAGCACCCTTGTCCTTTGCCTTGTTCAGGGCATCCCATTGACTTTGCTGTTGGATTCTATGTCCTTCAGTTCGGGCAATCCGCATAGAATTATTCAAAGCTTTATTGAAAGGGCTGTTCATGCCTGTTGCAATCTTGGTTGCTATTTCCAACCAACTTGAACCATTGGCTGCACCCCTTGAAAGTTCCGCTTTGATTGATTTCTTCAAATATGTCACATTTTCCCCAAGTCGGGTATACATATTTGTTGAAATTTTGCTGTCTGTTTGCAAAGCCTGAACAACCTGTGATTGGTCAATCGGGATAATCAGCGGTATCCCTTGCCCGTGCAAGTCATATAACGCACCAAGGAAACCATTTTCATAGGAAGTTCCAAGGTATTCAGTGATTGTGTTGAACTGATTGCTTTGCAGTGTGTCAAGAATGCCTTCAATCTGTTTCTTCAATGCTTCCTGATACTGCTTTTGATAAACGATAGCTTGAAGGTTTTGCATATCCATCCGGCTGTTCAATTCAGCAATTTTGGCTTCACAATCCTTTTTGGCTTGGTTATACACCTGTTTCAGTTGACGGATAACCTTTTGTTCTTCTGCTGCATTGGCTTTCTGACCTTCAAACTGCCGTTTATTCATTAGCAACTCCACCTTCATCATCAGGAACAATGTTGTTCAAGGTGTTCACCGTTTGTTTAGCATCCTTTTCTTCATCTGTTGGAAGTTTTGACTTGATTTCTTCATAGTCAATATCCAAAATTTCACAAATGGTCTGAATGATGGTTTCATCATCCAAAATTGTGTTCAGTGAAAGAATGGTGTTAATCTGAACCTGTTGCTTTTGTGCATCTGTGTATTCAATTTGTGCATTGTCCTGTGCGTTGGTCATAACTTCCCGCTTAAAACTGAAATAAACATCCTTCATCTGATAATCTGCATCATTAGAAGCGTTAATTTCATCAAGCACCACTTTCAGCAGCTTCCGCAAGAACTGTTTCAGCCGGATTTCAAGCTTATTGCATTTCAAGTCAAGCAACGCATATCTTGACTTGATAACAATATTAGTAATGTTACCGTCACCAAGCTGGGCGGAATTGAAGCCCATACCAAAGCGGTATATGTTCTTTTCGTCCAGCTCCAGCTTTGAAACCCTTGCCTGGTAGGGAATATCAACGGTTTTAATATCAACCGTTCCCCCATTATCAACACCAATATGTTTCTTTGCCTTGACATTCTGAATCATTTCATCAAGGTTGCCGCCCTGAAAACCGGATACCACATACAGGGCATCTGTAAAATCCTGTAGATTGTTTGACAGGCTGCAAGCCATCAAATCATAATCATCAATCAGGCTTTTAATTGGCTTAATACCGCTAAACTGTTTTCTGCCATTGTCCAACCGCCAAAATGGGATGAAGCCAAAGCCTTTACCATACTGATTACCCTTTTCATCCGTGTAAACTGTATGCGGTCTTGGATTCTGTTCGACTGAATCATCAGGCTTAATTTTCCCTTCTTCTACCTGCACATAGAAATAAATTTGTTCCTTATCCCATACCTGAATGCGCTTAATTTTCTTTTGTCCCTTGTCAATGCGGTCAATATACCAGAAGATGAAGTATTCGCAGCCATCATCAGTATCCTTCGCCCGAACTTCCACCACGCCAATGGAATCAGCACATTCAAAGCGGGTCTTTCCGTCTGCATCCGTTACAGCATACATATATTCAAAGCCCTTGGAAATGCAACCAATCAGAAGTTCATAAATTTCTGAATTGAAATCATCATCGAAATAATCATCAAGCATATCCTGTAATTCAGGGATATCTGACCTGATAATATTTCCATCACCAGAAAGCATATACTGAACCTGTTGGTCAACCAGTTCCGTGAAGAAGGGGTGACTGATTCTGATATTGCTCTTGAACCGGTCGAGTTTCAACTGACCATCAGCATCATAATAATAAATCTGATAGTTCAAAATATCATGTTCGCCTTCATAGTACTTCTGACCCATCTTTGCAAGAAACTTTTTCGTGGATGAAGCATCTTCCTGAATCAAGGCCAAGATTTCCCGTTCGGTAAGCATCTAACTCACCGCCTTTCTTTCATCGTCAAATCAAACAGTCAGCTTCAGTGAACAAGCGGCTTAGTTTCGGAAATTGAACCGCAAGCCAGTCAACCAGCAGTTCATCGTTGGAATAATTATCAAGTCCAGCTTCAGAGAAGAAAGCATGAATCAATTCATGCCGCTTGACCTGCTTATACCGCTGCTGTTTCTGTTCCTCGGTGTCCGTATCACCCAGCATAGCCCAAGCCGGAACAATACGGATTTCCCGCCCAAATTCAGTGCAAACACCATCGCAACCGTTTTTCAGAATGGATTTATCATCTACAAGTGCCCATTCTTCACCAAGAATATGAATTTTCAAAATAACCACCTCCCCCCAATGATAAACTTTTCAAGCGCATAACGCATAGCATCCATCAAATGGTTAAAATCATCAATAGGGTTATTCAGCTTGGCACCAAACTTATCCTTATCCCAAGTGTAGTTGCTGATTTCGGTTAAGAAATTCACACACCGGGGATGAATGATAATTTCAAAATCTTGGATGAACTGAATACCATTATTGATTGAATCCTTGCCCTTGGCAGCACCTGTAATCCGCAAGCCCATACCACGCAGTTCATCAATGCTTTTTGGGTCTGCCGAATCACCTGTAATCCGTTCCTTTGCATAGCCCATTGAAGTGATGTTTTCAAAAATCTTCTTATTGGACAAACCCTTTTCATACAGTTCATCCCACACATAGATTTTCTCGTGCTGAATATCAATAAACCCACAAAACAAAGCGGATGGGTCATTTGTATAACCGAAATCCAGACCAAAAGCAGATTGCAAATCATCCAGAAAAGCAAAAGTGGACAAAGCCCGTTCAGCTTCATCCAACTTCAAGTAATCCTTCTTGGTAATCAGGGAATATTCCTGTTCGTGCCAGTTCTCATAAACCAGCCCGTCAACAATACCCCAACCGCCTAACCCTGCAACGGCATAGCGGCGGGGGTTATTTTTCTTCATGGTTTCAAAAACCTTCCTGTCAGCGGCATCTAACCATTCATTACACAGATAGTTGGTTGTCATTGCAAGAGTTTCCTCATCCGGGTTATCAAAGAAGCGTTTTTTCAACCAATGGTGTTCATTCCACGGATTAAAAGTAAAGGTCACCTGTTTGAACAGGGGTTCAGGGCATTCACCACGGATAGATTCATCAAGAATGTTGAAATCATCTTCATCCATAATTTCATAGGCTTCTTCAATCCACATCCAGCAGAGAACACCAACACCCACGGTAACGGAAGTGACCTTCAAGGGGTCATCCAATCCCCTGAAATATATCTTCTGACCTGTGGGAATAAAAGTTGCTTCGAGCGGGGACTCCTTGAATTCCCACAAGTGTTCAACCTGTAACCGCCTTACTGCCCATTTCAGTTCTGTGAAACAGGAATCCTTAAGGGTTCGGAAGGTCCTTCTGATTACAAGCAAATTTGCATCAGGATATTTCATCATGTTATAGATATACCAAAGGGCAGTTGTCTTGGATTTCTTAGAAGCACGGCTTCCTTTGCACACTCGGTAACGCCCTTTGAAATTCCAAAACTTCTTATAACCCCTTCCCACGATAGCGGGAAGATAGACCTTCAGAACATCATTCTTCAAGGTTAGCTTCCCCCTCAAAGACCACGGGAATATTTACACTAACATTCAGCTTATCGTTCCACACACCCATGTGCTTACCCAGCAGTTCAAGGGCTTTTTCCTTGGAGCAGAACTTGACTTCACTCTTCACAGAAGAACCGTTCATGGAGTCGGATTCTTCGTACTTGATAGACTGGATACAAGCCAAATCATCAGGGGAAGCATTCTCTTTAATTTGCCCATGGGAATCGACCACATCAGCTGGGTTCAGGAAGGCTATCTTTGCCAATTCACGAACAACACGGTCAGCGTTCACGCCCGTCCTTCTGCTTCTTTCAGCAAGGGCGGTTTCGATAGCAGAAGCAATGTAAGGTTTTGAAAGGTTTTCGGCTGCGGTCTGTCTTGCGTTCTCAACCTTGTAACCCGCCCTGATTGCTGCCTGTGTTGCGTTCAGGTCAATCAGATATTCTTCAACGAAACGCTGCTGCTTATCAGTTAGCTTCTTTGCCATCCGGCAACACCTTCTTTCTAAAACAAAAGCCCTCTGGGGGCTTGCCCCTTTTGTGTACCCGCCCTAACCCGCTGGGAATTATCTGCCAGCACCACCAAAACAGCAAAAGCACCCCATTTGGAGTGCTTCTACCGTATAAAAATATAAAAAAAGGAGTAGTATGAAACCTCTGGACCCATCTGCCAGCAACCAGAATTGCACTGGGGACGATTATCTCCCCCAATGGAGAAAACCGCTGCCGCTTTTACGCTTGCGGCATATGATTCAAAGGAGGGAAGCAAAATGAAAACGACTCTTTCGCTGCTTTTGTATGCTATTACTGTACACCGTTTTCTTGGCTCTTGTGACCCATCTTTTCCACCAAGCCTAAATTCGCCCCCACCAACATAATAAAATCATTGTGCCGCCTCTGCGCACTGCGGTAGCTCATGTGCAGTTCCAGCGCAGCCCCTGCCAGCGTGTGGCTTTGCCGCCAGAACACCATTGCAATCAGCCTTACCCGTTCCTCGCCATCCGGCAGGCGGCTGGTCTCCTGGACTGACGCTTTCACAGCCTCTAATTCACGCTGATTCTGTGGGGGTAGTAACTTCATTGCCGCCTGTTCTGCGGGTCGTCCTGTGCCGCTGTGCCCGCTCACAAGGGCATACGAGGCGGTTGTGGTCTGTTGCCGCAGAGCGGCAAGCTCTTTCACCAAGGAGGGGTACGCCCGCACCACAGACTTGACATACCCCCACCAGCGATAGCGCGGTTTACTCACGGGTTTGCCTCCTTAACTTTTCCCTCAAAATCCAATATAGACACAACAAGCGGTTCTCAATGCTTCCACCTGATATTCATTTATTTCCATGTTCAGTTATCCTTTCTGACAAAAACCATGTCGCACTTATAAAG